ATCCGAAACAGGATTTAGTTTAGGTCGTGCATCAGAGATAACTAGAGATGAGGTCAAGTTCTCTAAGTTTGTAGACCGAATTCGTAAGAAGTTTGGTCGTGTGTTTACTGATATCTTACAAACACAATGTGTATTGAAAGGTATCTTATCACAAGAAGAGTTTGAAGAAATTAAAGAATTTATTCAATATAACTTTAATGATGACAACCACTTCACAGAACTTAAAGAAACAGAAGTTCTTAGAGAAAGGTTAAATACTCTAAGAGAAATCGACGAATATGTCGGTAAGTATTACTCTAAAGAATTTATTCGTAAGAGAGTACTTCTACAATCTGATAATGATATTAAAGATATCGATAAGCAGATTGAAGCAGAGAAAGCAGAAGAACCCGATGAAGAGGGTGATGATGATAACTTTGGATTAGAATAGGAGATAATGATGGCAGACAATACAGTAAAACTAGCAATAGATGCTATTGATGCAGGTGAATTAAATCAGGCAGGTGAACATTTGAAATCTGCACTGATGGCAAAGGCAAAGGAAGCAGTTGATATCAAACGAGTAGAGATGTCAACAAGTTGGACTGATCAGCAACCAGAACCAGCAGAAGATGCATAAATTTAGCACTTTCCAAAATGTGTTAGACGAGGCAGTATTTAAACTGCCAAGAGGTCATAAGAAACTCAAGTCTAATAAAGAACGCATTGTTGGAAAAGTGTATGATGTAATCTTTACACAAAAGGGTAAAGATATATTTGTTTTTGTTGATGGACAGGAGACTGGTCCATATAAAGATCTTAAAGATGCACAGTCAAATGTTAAAGATTTGGTGAAACTCTTTAAGCAAATGAAAGCAGAAGGAATAGATCCTATGGAGGGATTAGTTACATGAAACTAATATCAGAATTTACAACTAACGACTTGGGTTGTTTAGTAGAAGAAAGAGAAGATGGTAAGAAAGACTACTATATAAAAGGAGTCTTTATGCAATCTGAGATCAAAAACAGAAATGGTAGAGTCTATCCAAAAAATGTTTTACGAGAAGAAGTAAAACGATACACTAAAGATTTTATAAAGCAAGATCGTGCATTTGGTGAGTTAGGTCATCCACAAGGACCAACTATAAACCTCGATCGTGCATCTCACCTCATTACTTCATTAGAAGAAGATGGGAATAATTTTGTGGGTAAAGCAAAGATTTTAAGCACCCCAATGGGTTCTATTGTTAAGAACTTGATTGACGATGGTGCAAAACTTGGAGTATCATCTAGAGGTCTAGGATCCCTAGAAGAGAAGGGTGGTGCCCAATATGTAAAAGGCGATTTTCAGTTAGCAACTGCTGCTGATATCGTGGCGGATCCTTCCGCACCTGATGCCTTTGTAAATGGTATCATGGAAGGTGTAGAATGGATCTGGGAAAATGGTATTCTAAAGGCACAGAAGATAGAGCAGTATAAAACTGAAATATCATCTGCGAAATCATCTGAGTTGGAAGAAGCCAAATTACGAGTATGGAGCGACTTCGTTAGAAGTTTGTAACATATAAATAGTTTGGTAAGAGTAATAGAAAACTCAGATAATAGGAGAAATTCGAAAATGGCTGAGAACATTAAAAACAACGAACTTGATCTTGAAGAGCAAGATGCACAGTTGAAAGGTGCTGAGAAGGGCGACAAAGTCCATCCCAAGCAAGGTTCATCTGATGCTGAAAAGATAGAAAAAGGAAAAAGCGAAGTTGTAACTCCAGACGAAAATCCTGTTGACAAGGCAGTAGCATCAGTTAAAAAAGCATCTGATAACAAAAAATCACCAAAAAGAAAAGGTGATCAAGATGGTGGCGACAAAGTCGCTGCTAAAGTTAGCGAAGATGTTGACACTGAAGAAGATTCAATCGAAGAAGGTTATTCTAAAGTTGAAATGATTAAAGCAATGGTCAACAAGTTCAAAGACATGGATAAAGAACAACTTAAAGCATCTTATGATAAGATGGTAGACAAACAAGATGACGACGAAGAAGACGACATGGAAGAGTCTACAAAAGCAGAAATCATAAGAGCAATCGCTGAACATCTCAAGTATGCTGACGAAGAGTCAGTTGCTGAGCAATTCGATCTTATAATCAACGAAGCAAAAGCGAAAGAAGAAAAAGAAGACGACTCTGACGATGAGGAAGAGGACGAAGACGAAGACGAGATGGACGAAGAAGTTCAAAAAGAACTTGAAGATGCTATCAAAGAAGTTGAAGTCAACGAAGACGTCGAAGCACTTGCTAACTCTCTAAACTTAGATGAAGAGAACAAAGCAAAAGCACAAACTATCTTCGAATCTGCTGTTGCTGTTAAAGTTGATCAAATCAAAAAAGATCTTACAGAACAGTACTCAAAAGAACATCAAACTGCTGTGGAAGAAAGCAAATCTGCACTTTCCGAGCAAGTTGATAAGTATCTCTCATATGTTGCAGAAGAGTGGGTTAAAGAAAACGAACTCGCAATTGAGAGAGGTCTTAAATCAGAAATGACAGAGAACTTCATTGAAGGACTAAAAGCATTGTTCGTAGAACACTATGTTGAAGTACCAGAAGAGAAGTACGATGTTATGGACGAATTGGCAAATAGACTTGATGAAATGGAAGACAAGTTAAACTCTGAAGTTGAAAGAAATATGAAACTTCAAGAAGAGATTGACGGATTCCAAAGAGAGTCTGTAGTCAATGAAGCATGTGCAGATTTATCTGAAGCACAGAAAGAAAAATTACTTTCTCTAAGTGGAAAAGTAGACTTCCAAGACAAAGAAGATTTTGTTAGCAAAATCTCTGAAATCAAAGAAGCATATTTCCCAACAGAGAAAACCGAAGACACTTTGATCGAGAGTGCTGCCGAAGGTGAAGATGAATGGACTGATACAGTTGTTGAGTCAACTGATAAGGTCGTTGATCCTACCATGGCAAAGTACGCAGAATTCGTATCAAAGGTCAAACCACTAAACTCAAAATAGGAGAAAAGGTAATTAACTATGTTTATGACAGAACAATTACAAGAAAAGTGGCAACCTATTCTAGAGCATCCTGAAGTCTCAGAGATCAAGGATCCCTACAGAAAGGCAGTCACTACAGTTATTCTTGAAAACCAAGAAAAAGCACTTAGAGAAGATGCTGCAATGCTTGCAGAAGCAGCACCATTAAACTCTACAGGAGCACCAATTTCAAATTGGGATCCTATTTTAATCTCTTTAGTTAGAAGAGCAATGCCTAACTTAGTCGCATATGACATTTGTGGAGTTCAGCCAATGACTGGACCTACAGGTCTTATCTTCGCAATGAAAGCAAGATACAACGACTATCCTACAGTTGCTAGAACAGGCAAAACTGAAGCATTAGGCATTAACGAGCCAGACACTGGATACTCCAGTGCTGCAAACCCAACTGCTGCTGGTCCTTTATCAGCACAGATCACTGATCCATTTGACACATCTTCACCATCATATGAAGATACAACTGGAACAGGTATGACTACAGCAACTGCTGAAGCATTGGGTGATTCTGGTTCAAACTCTTTCGCAGAAATGGCATTCTCAATCGAGAAAGCAACTGTTACTGCAAAATCAAGAGCATTAAAAGCAGAATACACAATGGAATTAGCACAAGACCTTAAAGCAATTCATGGTCTTGATGCAGAAGCAGAATTAGCAAACATTCTATCTTCTGAAATCTTAGCAGAAATCAACAGAGAAGTTGTTAGAACAGTAAACATCCAGGCAAAAACTGGTGCTGCTGCAACATCAACTCCTGGTACATTCAACTTGGATGTAGATGCTAACGGAAGATGGTCAGTTGAAAAATTCAAAGGACTTCTTTTCCAAATCGAGAGAGAAGCAAATACTATTGCTAAAGAATCTCGAAGAGGTAAAGGTAACATGGTTCTATGTTCATCAGACGTCGCTAGTGCTCTAGCAATGTCAGGTGTGTTAGACTATGCTCCTGCACTTCAAACAGGATTAAATGTAGACGACACTGGTAATACTTTTGCTGGTGTATTAAATGGAAGATTCAAAGTATATGTTGATCCATATGCTGGTGTTGACTATTTAACAGTCGGATACAGAGGTACTAACCCTTATGACGCAGGTCTTTTCTACTGCCCATACGTCCCATTACAAATGGTTCGTGCAGTAGGTGAGAACACATTCCAACCAAAAATCGGGTTCAAAACTCGATATGGAATGATTTCTAACCCATTCGTAGGATCCGCTCCTTCTGATGGATTAGCAACTGCTGGTACTAACTTCTACTACAGAAAGTTAGCAGTATCTAACATTCTATAAAAACAATTGATTGTTTTCTAAGGGCAGTTTATCTGCCCTTTTTTTTGTATAAATACTAATATGGCAACACCAACTAACAAATCTTATTTACAACCAACATCCTTTAAGTTGTTGATCCCCAGATTACCAACTGTAGAATACTTCTGTACAGCAGTTACAGTACCAGACATAAGTTTCTCTGAAGCAATCTTTGCCACTAACATTGGTGTGAATGCATACTATCCTGGAGATAAGATAAGTTTTATGGACTTAAACATCACATATCTTGTGGATGAAGATCTAAAAAACTACAAAGAGGTATATGATTGGATGCGTGCCATTACTCCTGCAAATGATCCTGAAACTTTCAAAGCATTGACAGGAACTACTTCTAGTTCTACTAATGCTTATACAGGCACAGGTTCTGATTTAGAGCAGTATGAAGATATCACACTGGTTATCAATACCAACAAGAATAATCCAAATAAGTTTATGAGATTTTATGATGCCTTCCCCATAGCATTGGGTGGGTTTCAAATGTCTAGTGAAAGTACAGATGTTGCTACTCTAACATCTAACATCAGTTTTAGGTTTACATACTTCAACATCTCTGACAACTCGTAAATCACCTTTACAACACGTGATAAATATAGTAGAATATACTTGAGGATATATTATGATACTTGAAGAATTTCCACGCGAAACTAAAAACTTTGAAACCATATCTAAAAAGGGTGAAGAAGCACCTTTAGCAAAACAATGGTTTAAAGAATTTCCTGGAGCATGTAGGTATGTTCCACTCAAAACTGTAGATTCTCGTATTAACAATGGGAGACCAGATACACATACTAGAATCAGAGATTACTTTGCATTCAAAAACAAGTATGATGTAATTGGATCTACATTACCCCATAGAACTGAAGAACAGAATAGGATGTATCATTTCAATAAGATGCATTATCTTATTCATAATATCAAAAGCAATGGTTTAGAATATCCACCACAAGGTGTGTTGACTTATGATGCTAGTAAGAATCATCAGTTATCCTTTTCTTATCATGTACATCCAGGAACAGGTAGAGTAAACGCACTTAGATGGTTAGACTGGAATCCTAATGTTATAATTTGGGATCCTTACGAACTATTCCGAGAGTATCCTGCTTTAGACTTTGAAATGTATTGTGATATCTTTTGGCAAAACCATGTGCACAAAGAAGGTGAGTTCTCATTAGACTTTCTTGTGAATGGAGGAGGATGGGGTAATTTAGAATGTTTCCAAACTATAAACTACCAAGTCAATTACGATGATCATTATGCTAAGATAAAGCATATGTTCGAAAAGAAACCAACTCTGTACATTGGGTATGACAGCAGACATGGTACAGCATCAAAAGCATGCGAAAGATCAATCAATAAGTGGTCGCATCCTTTTATCATCAAATATCTTGATGTATCGCAAATACCTGAATACACTAGAGAGTATGCTAACCAATCAACTGAGTTTACATATAGTCGCTTCCTAATTCCTCATCTAGAAAATTATGAGGGCATAAGTTTATTCTGCGACGATGACTTTGTTTTCCTACAAGATCCGACTCCACTCATCATGTCAGTTAATCATGATGAAGCAGTATCTTGTGTAAAGCATGACTTCAGTGATAAAGGTTATCGCCAGAAACTAGGAAACGAAAAGGATGTTTGGTATCCTAAGAAGTTATGGTCAAGTCTCATGGTATTCAATAATGCTCATGAAGATTGCAAGAAATTGACACCAGAAGTCATTAATACTGAGTCTGGTCAATACTTACATCAGTTCCAATGGACTAATGCCAATAAGATTGGTGCTATTCCAGATAGATGGAATTGGTGCGAGGGTTATAGTGATGAAGCAAACTTTTACAAAGCAGGTGCTGTTCACTTTACAAGAGGTGGTCCATGGATAAAAGACATGGACTGTAAACACATTAAATATAAAACTATACATGAAATCTTTAGAATCGATCAAGAGCGAATGGACAGAGGAATGTTCCATCAATGATATTGAGTTAGATGTCTCATCTTTAGACGTCCCTCGACTTCATGCTAAATACTCAGAATACTTAACTGATTGGAAGTTGGTTGAGAAAAAATTGAATTTGAAATACAAAGAACTGCTTAAGAACAAGTGGTTATGGTTCAATGGCAAACTATCACAATCAGAGATCGAAGATCTTGGTTGGGATTATGATCCTTTCAATGGACTTAAGATTATGAAAGGTGATTTCAATTACTTCTTCGAAAGTGATAAAGATTTGCAAATTATGAAAAACAAATTAGACATTGCCAAGATTACTATAGAATACATTTCTGAAATTATTGATATGTTAAAGTGGAGACACCAAACTATCAAGAACATTATAGAGTGGCGAAAGTTTATGGCTGGTGCTTAATGATATTAAACAATTATTTTTATAAGATTCCAGGTGCTTTTACAGCAGAAGAATGTGATCAGTTTCATGAGTTAGCAAGACACATACAGTTGGGTACAGGTAAAGTCGGACTAGGAAAACATGATCCCGACATGAAAGACGAAGAAGATCTAGTAGATTTTAGATCTCGTAAATCTGTAACAGGTTGGTTCGAACCAGCAAAATTACCTGAGCATCTAATGGGTAAGATAGTTGAAATGACTAATCGTGCTAATCAGGAAGGTGGCTGGAACTTTGATTTATGTTACCAAGAGAACTTACAATACACCATTTATAATGGTGCACCAGTCGGTGAGAAAGGTGGTTATTATCACTGGCATGCTGATCATGGTGGAGAAGTAGGAGATGATGGTAGGCATAGAAAATTGTCTTGGGTCATTCAGTTGACCGATCCCCAAGAATATGAGGGTGGTAATTTTCAATTCATAGAACCCTGGAAACAGTTCTGGGATCTAGGCAGAGATGGTGGTCGTACAGAATTTGATTTAGATTCTATGATTGCTACTGTACCATGGTCGTGTAAAGCAAAGGGAACATTCTTAGCATTCCCTTCTTTTTTATTTCATCAAGTGACACCTGTATTAGCAGGTACACGCATTTCATTAGTTGGATGGGTACAAGGTTTCCCATATAGATAATGAAAGTAAAACTAACCAAAGTGGACGAAGTCCATATGGTAATTGATGCTGACGATAGCATCTATCGCGAATTGTTTGACTTCTTTTCTTTTGAAGTTCCTGGAGCAAAATTCATGCCAGCAGTTCGCAATCGTTTCTGGGATGGATACATCCGTCTATTCAATATCAAAACCCATAAGATCTATATGGGTTTATTCCCTTACATCTATCAATTTTGTAAAGAACATAACTATGAATTAGAAACCGATGGTCTAGTAAACTATGCAGAGAATCGCACACTTGAAGAAATCAAAGAGTGGGCAAAAACTTTAGATCTACCCTTTGAACCCAGAGACTATCAGTTAGAAGCAATACAAAGGGCAGTATCTAAGAATAGAAGATTGCTAGTATCACCAACTGCTAGTGGTAAGTCTTTGATCATATACATGCTTCACAAATGGTATGAGCATAAAAAGGCAAGAGCAACAGGTGATGATGATTGTAAAACATTGATCATCGTACCAACCACTTCATTGGTTGAGCAAATGGCAAAAGACTTTGCGGAATATGGTTATGATCAACCCATATGTAAGATCTATTCAGGTCAAGAACACTTCGATGCTAATGTGACTATATCTACATGGCAATCTTTTAGTAAAGCACCCAAAGAATGGATGAACCAATACGATGTAGTGGTGGGTGACGAGGCACACTTGTTTAAGGCAAAGACACTTACAAGTATCTTAGAAAAGATGAAGAATGTCACTTACAGGTTTGGAACTACAGGTACATTAGATAACAGTCAAGTGCATAGGTTACAATTAGAAGGATTGTTCGGACCATTCACTCAGGTGGTATCTACCTATGATCTGATGGAAGAAGGAACAGTTGCTAAGTTGGGCATACATTGTTTGATTTTAAATCACCCCAAACAATCAAAGATGACATACCAAGAAGAAATGGATTACTTGGTATCTAATGAGAAACGCAATAAGTTTATTGTCAATCTAGTTAAAAGTTTAAAGGGGAACACACTCGTGTTGTTCCAATATGTTGAGAAACATGGAGTTGTACTTTACAATATGATGCAACCCATATTAAAGGAGAAATTACATTATGTTTATGGTGGAACTGATGCGAAAGATCGTGAGCAAGTTAGAGGATTGGTTGAGAAGAGTAGAGATGCTTGTATACTTGCATCCTATGGGACATTCTCTACTGGGATTAATATTCGTCGTATTGATAATATTGTATTTGCTTCTCCAAGCAAATCTAAGATAAGAAATCTGCAAAGTATCGGTAGAGGACTGCGTATAAGTGACGATAAGACTGAAGTTAAATTGTACGATATTGCTGACAATCTTAATGGTGATAACTACACGATTCGTCACCTTCGAGATCGTATAAATATCTATACAACTGAAGGATTTGATTACCAAATACATGAAATCAAACTATGAAGCAACCCCAAAAAGATACGAAGTGATCAGGTTTAAGAACGGACAAGAAATAGTTGGTATGGTAAGGGAAAGAGATTCTGGGGGTTGGATTCCACAGAGGGGTATAGAAGTATGGGCACCCATGTCTGTATCCTTATCGTCAATGCCTGACAACAAAGAAACGATCGCAAACTTTATGCCTTTTACAGCATTGGCAGAAGAAGCAGTGCTATTCTTTAAAGAAGAAGATATTCTGTTTAGAGCAATAATGAATCCAGAATACATAAAACTATATGATGCCGCAGCAACAGAATGGATGAACATTTTAGAAAAACGAATATTAAACCCTATTTCACAACAGACTGGACAAAAACGAGTCAGAGATTACTTAGATAAGACCGCAAGATCACTAGCAGAGGAAATATTGCTCAATGATGAAACTGTGGATGATATCCAATCTAAATCGAAACGATTTGAAGATAGAGTCTTAACTGATGATGACAAAATACATTAATGGCATATTCAAATAAAGTAGTAGATAGATTTGAGGATGTGCTGAAAAACCCAGAAGCATTTTCCGTCGGACGATTCGATCCTAAAGATCAGAATGTTGGTACAGGTATGGTAGGAGCACCAGCATGTGGTGATGTCATGAGACTACAGATCAAATGCCAACCCTACAACAACACCTATATAATAGAGGATGTGAAGTTTAAAACCTATGGGTGTGGATCAGCGATTGCTTCCTCTTCGGAACTCATTGATATGCTTATAGGTAAAACACTAGAAGAAGCAAAAGAAATCAAAAACAAAGACATCGCAAATGCCCTGTCTTTACCATCCATTAAGATCCACTGCAGTGTACTAGCAGAAGATAGCATTAGACGTGCTATTGAAGACTTTGAATCGAAACTATAGATAGTCCATATATAATATACTCCACCCTCTGGGGCATATTAATTGTACTACGACTTTTGTAATCCGCATAGTGGGTTTTGAAAAAAAGATAGAGTTTTTTTATACGATGAAAATTCCAAAAACACCTTTACAAAACACTGTATTTACAATATGATAGTTATATTGTAGGAGAAATACATGGCGAAAGTTGCCCCAATACATTATGTTAATAATAAAGAGTTTACTCAAGCAATCATTGAGCATAACCAATCAGTCAAAGAAGCGATAGCAAAAGACAAAACACCACCAAGAGTGACAGAGTACATTGGTGAGTGCATCTATAAGATTGCTACTCGTTTATCTACTAGACCTAACTTCATCAACTATACCTATAGAGATGAAATGATTTGTGATGGCATAGAAAATACTTTACAATACATCAACAATTTCAATCCTGAGAAATCAGCGAATGCTTTTGCTTATGTAACACAGATTTGCTACTATGCATTCTTAAGAAGAATACAAAAAGAGAAAAAGCAATCCAAGATTAAACAAAAACAAATAGAAAATGCTGGTGTAGACTTTGCAACCTATGCTACTATAGATGGTGTAGAAGATCCAGCATTTGTAAACTCAGCAGTAGAATGGATGAAAGAAAACATGCTTTCTGAAGATACTGCTTATGACACTCGTAAAGCGAAAAAAGAAAAGAAAGGCAAACTAGACAAATTTGTAGATGAAGATAGCAATTCTTAATGATACACATGCTGGGGTAAGAAATGACCTCCAAGCAATGGGTGAGTATCAGGGAAGATTCTATAATGAAATCTTTTTCCCATACTTAGACGAACACGATATCAAACATATCATTCACTTGGGTGATTACTTTGATCGTCGGAAGTTCATCAATTTCAAATCATTAGCAACTAACAAAGCACATTTCATTGATCCCATGATAGAGAGGGGGATTACGATGGATTTGATACTTGGTAATCATGATACATTCTATAAGAATACCAATGAGATCAATGCACCTGAGTTGCTACTATTCAAACACGATAATATCAAAATTGTTGCTGACCCAATTGTTAAAGAGTACGATGGGTTTGAAATAGGGTTAGTTCCTTGGATATGCCCTGACAACTATGATAGAAGTATCGACTTTATCAAAACATCTACTGCTACTACATTAATGGGTCACTTTGAAATCGCAGGTGCTATTATGATGCCAGGGATGGCATGTCCTCATGGACTTGACTTTAAAATGTTTGATCGATATGACAGTGTATTGTCTGGTCACTTTCATCATAAGTCACTACAAGGTAATGTAAGATATCTAGGATCACAAATGGAGTTTACATGGTCAGACTTTGGTGATGAAAAACATTTCCATGTATTTGATACTGAAACAGCAGAACTCTCTTCAGTAAAAAACCCATTGAAGATGTTTAACAAAGTCTTTTATGATGATGTTGAAATGAAACATGATGACTTATTGTCACAAGATTTTAGTGAGTTGCAAAACACCTTTGTAAAGGTGATTATCGTAAACAAAGAAAATCCATATACATTTGACTTGTTTATGGAAAAGGTTAATGCAGAAAACCCTGTTGACCTTAAAGTGGTTGATGACAACCATCACATGGATATGTTGAGCGATGATGATGTATCGGATGCTGAAGATACACTTACCATACTGACTAAGTATGTTGACTCGCTAGATATCAATGGGGATAAGAGCAAACTAGATACTTTGCTTAAGACCCTGTATAATGAAGCACTTGAACAAAACAATTATCTATGATTACATTTAAGAAAGTTCGTTGGAAGAACTTCCTTTCAACAGGTAATACATTTACTGAAGTTGATCTAAACAAACATGGCACCACACTTATCGTTGGTGAAAATGGTGCTGGTAAATCTACCATTCTAGACGCACTTTGTTTTACCTTATTCAATAATGGATTCCGAAATGTTAAGAGGGATCAGTTTGTTAACTCAATCAATAAGAAGGATATGCTTACAGAGGTTGAGTTTACCATAGGAAGTAAAGAATACTCGGTAAGACGAGGGCATAAACCATCTATCTTTGAAGTGTACTGTAATGGTACAATGCTTAATCAAAACGCAAACAAAGCAGACTATCAGGAAATCCTAGAAAAGGATATTCTTAAGATGTCACATAGATCATTTACTCAGGTCGCAGTACTTGGTTCTGCTAACTTTACCCCATTCATGCAGTTGAAAACATATGAGAGAAGAAGAATCGTAGAAGATCTACTAGACATCAGAATCTTTTCAGTCATGTATGATATAGTTAAAGGCAAGAATCGTACACTACAGGGTGAGTTGACTGAAATCAACTCTGAGATCAAAGTTGTTAATGAAAGGATTACAGGTCTTAACAACACCATTAAGTCTTTACAAGAAAACAAAGATAAGAAAGTCAATGAGTTCAAAGCAACTGTAGAAAAAACTCAAAACCATATTAAAGAACTGTTAAGTCAGGTTGGGGTTAAAGAGCAAGAAGTTGCCGATCTAAGTGCTACCATAGAAGATGGTGGTGATCTCAAACAGAAACTTGATAAGTTGCTGTTGCTTGAAAAATCTATAGAAGACAATCGTAAAAAGATACGCAATGAAATAGAGTTCTTACAAAACAACGATAACTGCCCAACATGTAAGCAAGGTATCGATGAAAACCATAAGAAAGAACATGGTGCGGAAAGAACAGAAAAGATCAAAGAACTAGAAGAAGGTCTAAAAGATATTGACGCAAAAGTAAGATCGATTAGTGATCGACTTGAAGAGATAAGTAATATACAGCAACAAATAACCACCATTCAAAATGAGATTGGTGTAGTCCATTCAGAAATAGTATCCAATCAAAAGTACAGTACCAAACTACAAGAAGAGATTGAAAACTTACAGCAAGAATCAACCAATGCTAGTGATTATGAGAAAGCATTAAAAGATAACGATAAGTTGCTAAACTCTTACAACAAAAACAAAGAAGAAATGGTAGATACAGCATTCTATTATGATACTGCCATGAAAGTTTTAACAGACTCAGGTATCAGAACTCGAGTAATCAAGCAGTTCTTACCTATTATGAACAAACTCATAAACAAGTATCTGGCAAGTATGGAGTTCTTTATTGACTTTAACTTAGATGAAGAGTTTAAAGAAACTATCCGATCAAGGTTTAGAGACGACTTTGCTTATGCTAACTTCTCAGAGGGTGAGAAGATGAGGATTGACTTAGCATTACTATTCACATGGAGAGCAGTTGCTAAGTTGAGAAACAGTGTAAATACTAATCTATTGATCTTAGATGAGATTATGGATTCTTCATTAGATGAAGCAGGAACAGAAGAGTTTCTACGCATCATACGAAATCTAACTGAAAATCAAAATACATTTGTGATCAGTCACAAAGGTGAAATACTGTATGAGAAGTTTGATAATGTCCTCCGATTCAAGAAAGATAAAAACTTTTCAACTATTTCTTAAAACCCACTTAACAACACTTACAATTAACTATACAATAGAACTATAACCATGAATCTAGAATACTTTCACTTTGATCCCAAGGAACTTCCAAACTACACAGACTGGAGACTGCCTGAAAATCGTATAGAAGCATTCGCTCGTGTAACGCATACAAGATTCGTTGAGGGAGACTTAGATCATCACCATGTTGGTAAAGTAATTGCTGATATGCATGGATGGGATAATGATCAGAAAGCACTCTATTGTATGTATTTCGGTCAGTCTTATCGTAATCACTGGGCGATGATTGCTATGCAACTTGACTTATATAACATGAGTGAGGATCAGTTAACAGACTGGCACAATAAGAATTGGCATCGTATGAAATTTGGTAATGATACCAAGTGGAATGTACGCAAGTTCCCTCAGTTTGTGATGGATATTAAGAAGAAGATTGGTAATGGATCTCTCTATGAGTATCTTGGTAATGCTGCAAATGCTGGTGGAACCGAAAGGAATTACTTTTCATTGAATAAGACTCTTCAAGAGTTCTATTCAATTGGTAGAATGACAGGTTGGTTAGCACAACAAACACTGTATGAGTTTTTTGATTGGGATATAGACCACTGGGATCAACAGTTGTATGACAATGCAACTTGGTCACAATACGATTCAATCTGCTATTTGTTTGATCGTATTGACATAGCAAGAAAGCAGAAGATTTATCAAGATGGTTGTCTAACTGAAATTAGATCTTATGAACCAACCAAGCAGGACATTTCCTTGATGGAAAATCATACTGTAGAACTCATGGAACAAATGAACAATCGTATGCCATTTCATGTTGATATCTATAATATCGAATCTGTTGAGTGTGAGTATCGTAAGACAGCATATGGTCCCAAGATTAAAGAGTTTACTTTCTGGACGAGCAACGAACTTGTTGAAGACTATCAGAAACTGAAGTCTTTGTGGACAGACTATGAGGGTCCAGGTGAAGTTGACTGGACACCATACATGGTTGGGTTTATGACAAAAGGTCGTAATGTTGTTGACTATGGTTATCATCCAGACTATTTTAAAGTGTTAACAGATTTTGGTATGAACCTGAATACTCATCATCTCTATAATGATGAACCAGATGCTCATAAAGTTCTTGGTCTACCAAAACATGTGTCCCCATCAGTTCAACTTATAAAAGATGAATGGGCAACAAAGTTCAATGAAGACAGGCAAATGGAACTAATTAATAAATACAACCCTGTAAGATACTTAAAATTTAAAGATAAGAATCATATAGCATGGTCTGACCCAAATGTAAATTGGTCATATCATTCTAGTGTTTCTACTTAAAGAAAGCATGTATACCATGCCGAGACCTACTACTCCAAACAAGGATTGTCTCGTTAATAAACTGACATAAAGGAGGAACTATAATGTCAAAAAAAATAAAAGTCGCCATTGCTGGCGTGGGGAACTGCTGTTCGTCGTTGTATCAAGGTCTAGAATACTATAAAGACCATGATGAAGATGCTAATGGTGGTTCAATTCCAGGTGTAATGTTTGCTCGTATCGGTGGGTATCACCCTGCTGATATTCAAATTGTAGCAGCATTTGATGTTGATCGACGCAAGGTTGGTCGTCCTATTGGTGAAGCAATCTTTGCTAAACCTAACTGTGCTCGTGTCTTCTGTGAAGATGTGCCTGATGGTCCTATCGTTCAGATGGCTCCTGTTCTAGATGGTGTTTCTGACTATATGGATACACAACCTGAGAAGTATGGTTTCCGTCTTTCGAACGAGGATCCAGTCGATATTGTAGAAGTGCTAAAAGAAACTAAAGCAGACATCCTGTTAAATTACATGCCTGTTGGTTCTCAGGAAGCAACTGAGTTCTATGCTCAAGCATGTATTGATGCTAATGTTGCTTTCCTTAATTGTATACCTGTGTTTATTGCTTCGGATCCTGTTTGGGAGCAGAAGTTTATTGATGCTGGTTTACCATTGATTGGTGATGATATGCGATCACAGGTTGGTGCTTCAATTCTTTCTCAAGTTCTGCAAGAACTCGCATTTGATAGAGGAGCAGTTGTTGACTTTCATCAGCAGTTGAATATCGGTGGTAATACTGACTTTAATAACATGATGGTTCAAAGTCGTCTCGCATCTAAGAAGAAGTCTAAGGAAAATGTGATTCGTGCTCAAAACGATATCCGTGGTATTCCTGTTGACGATGAAGCATTGTTCGCTGGTCCTTCAACCTTTATTCCTTATTTAAAGGATAACAAAGTAGCATATCTAAATCTTCGTTTGCGTGGATTTGGCGATGCACCTATTACGATTGATGCTAAGTTGTCTGTTCAAGACTCCGAAAACTCTGCTGGTGTTGTGATTGATGCTATTCGTTATCTAAAGGTTGCTCGTGAAATGGGTATCGTAGGTGCTCTTCGTGGACCTTCTGCTTGGACTCAAAAGACTCCACCAGAACAAATGCAATACTCTGATGCGAAAGCAGAATGCGGTGCATTTGCTGCTCGTGACAAATCAAAACTCACAGCATATAACACTTACAAATGATCAATACTTATGACATCGATGGTGTAATCTATCTGGGCGAGTATGATGGTCTGTATCCAGGCAAAGACGATATTATTGTCACTGGTCGCAGTATAGAAGAAAAACCAGAAACGATTAGGATGCTTGAATCTAAAGGTATCAAAAATTCTGTTATGTTCAATCCTCTACCCTTTGACGAAAAGTCAAGAGTGTCTTCGGGCATACATAAGGGTAGAGTGATTAAAGATATGATAGATTCTGGTATTGAACATGGAGTTCATTTTGAAGATGATGAAATTCAGATTGAAGCGATACGAGGGATTGTTCCTGATGTTCGTATAGTTCATGTAGTATCTGATCTAGTAGATAAAGAAAATGTGAGGCATGATAAATGAGGAAGATAATTGCTATTGGTGGTGTGCCAGGAACAGGTAAAACAACCCTGATGCGCAACTTCATTGCTACGATTGATGACTGGGAGATGGTTGAACCAGTGAAACTTTTATCCTGTATGTACTCAAAATCTAAGGATTGTTACATCTTTGGTAAGTATGAGGAAGGAGAAGTCTTTGCTGGAACTGATCGTCTGTCTATGGCAGTTCAACCGAATGCTGTTGAGTTCTTAAAGTCTACTCAAAGCAACATTATCTTTGAGGGTGATCGATTGTTTAATCAGTCTTTCTTAGAAGTTATTATGGGACTCCCAAATACAGATCTACAGATTGTATATCTAACTGCTCCTCAATCTACCTTAGAGAGTCGCTACAGTGATCGTGGTTCCGAACAGTCTGAGAAATTTCTAAAAGGAAGAGAAACTAAATACAACAACCTATTATCAAATTTTGAATTGATGTCCTACATTACTGAGTTTCCAAATACCAACTTAGAAGAGCAAAGAAAGGTTCTAGAATTTTTAGAAACCAACTTTACAGCACCAGAAGAATAGAATACAATATAATTATGACAGTAGAAATAATACAAGCAAGGTCTAAGCATGATTGTGAACATCTGTTGGGTAAATTCCTAGATGATTCTCATTATGACTTAGTAGTTGAAAATGATACAGATTTCTATGCACCTCCAACATTGACAGATGAAAGAAGTGAAGCGAACATTATGTTCAAGTTTCGTAAGAATGTTTTCACTGCTAAAGAAATGGAAGACTGTTACAATGGTCTCATAGGTGCTGCCCAAGAAACTCATAATAGAGGACTTGCTGCTGGACCAAGAGGTGAAAAAGAGGGTAATAGAGACTGGGTGACAGATTGTCAACTAGAATTACTTGATCACTTTATGTCTGGTGGTGGTTCATTGTTTAGCGATGAAGATCCTGTACAAGAAATACTCGATAGATGGGAAGGAGATAATTCAGTTCCAACAAGAGGAATGGTTTGGTTAAGAAATAAAATTAAAGATGATCCTGACTTTGAATACGAAGGATTCTTTGATAAAATACTTGCTAAACTCAGAGCGATGAATCCCGAAGATGCTAATGTATATGCTACAAAGATAGCAAGTGAATACATCTCAGAAACATCATATGCTCAAGCAGTCAATAGTGGTATTGCTGGTTTCTTCGATAGATATCCTAGAATACCTTATTGCCGACCCACTGCTTTTACTGAGCAAAACCCTGAGAAGTTTAAGATGGCATTCCCATTCTTAAACAAACTAGACTCTTATTTTAAAGATCTACTTCCTCAACGATATGCTTCTCAAAGAGAACATGCTGATAGATTAGATCCTAAGTTTCTAATCTCAGATACAGTGTTCACCACTGCTACAGTTAACAAAACATTTAGAACTGCTGCCCACAGGGATGCTGGTGATCTAAGTTCAGGTTTCTCAAATCTATGTTGTATCACTAATGGTAAAGATTTCAAAGGTGGTTATCTAGTTCTACCTGAGTTTAGAGTGGCAATCAATATTCGTCCTGGAGATTTATTGCTTATAAATAATCATGAGGGTATCCACGGAAACACTGAAATCGTAGGAGACGAAGGATTTGAAAGAATGTCCATCGTTTGCTACTTCAGAGAAAAGATGCTAGAGTCAGGTTCATTCGAATATGAACAACTAAGAAAGCAGTTTGTTTATGCTAGAAAGAACAACCCAGAGCATTCTGATTGGCGACCATTATGGAATGGTATCTCGCCATCAATGTGGGAATCTCAAGAGTGGGATGACTATCTTGTACAGTATGGTTTCCCACCTGATAATGAACGAAGTTCACTAGAATCATTTTTTGGATAAGACATGTATCAATTAGTAGAAGAATCAGCAAAAGTATTAAGAGAACCAACACAGCAGTTCGATTTTGATAATCCTATCGTAGATCCTGTTGAGTTAAGAGAAAAACTTACTGAGACCATGTATAAAGGGCAAGGTCTTGGACTGTCTGCTAATCAGGTAGGAATACCTGCTCGAGCATT